CCTGATACACGACCTGACTCGGCGTGGTCGCAACGATATTCACGCTGACCCAACCCTTAGTCGGATCGGCCGGCGACGGATACTTCGCGGCGACGGCCTCCGAGAGCGAGTCACGGATAGCCTCGAACGTGCCGGGGATCTCGATGTCCACGTAGCTCTTGCGCTTGTTATGCGCGGAGACCGCGGACTTGAGCGACAGAAGTTCGGTGTCGGGATTGATGCCCTTAAGCGTAGGACCGACTTCGATCAGATTAACCTCAGTAAGATCATACGCACCGTCGTCAGCCTTCTTCTCACCGCCGGCCGGCACCGTGTACCCGAAAGAGAATTCCTTGAGCAGACGCGAGCCCATCAGGCGATGAACCTGAGCGGCAACCGGGTTATCCTCGAGATGATCGATCTGGCCCTTGACGTACAGGCCGCGCCCCTCGACAGCCTTGACCTGATTCGGGTCGGCGTGACCGATGATTGCAAACGGATCGTCCCAATTGTGTGACAGAATCACAGGGATCGGGTCGCCAGACTGGCGCCACCGCTCGAGCGTGTTATCGAACGCTGTAGACTTTAGGCGGTCGCCCACCTTATCGACGTTATCAAACACCGCAACCATAGCCTCAAAAGTTCCGACAGGTTCATTGTCATCGGGACCGAGCGACTTGAACGTGGCGGGGAAGCTCTTGGTCTTAGGTTCCATTATTAGTCTCCTCTAAATCAGGCCGTAGCCCTTACAATCGTTCGGAAGTCGTCCGAAAGATCAGGATTCATCAAGTACGCCCACGGCATCAAGAAGTAGCCAGACAGGCCCCACCCTGTGCCCCAGGAATTTCGGCAGAGAACATGATTCGGCATGTCGCGAAGATAACCGATTGCTAGTACCTCATGCCCGCCGTAGTACGTCTCATTAGCGGCCGGCATAGGCACGATGCCCGTGCTAGCCGCGCGGTAAGACTCGAACGATTCGTACACTTCAAACCCGAACGCCATCGTCTGGTGATTCGAGAGCACGGCCTTGATCTGGTCAATGTCTCGAGGGACAACAGCGTACGGCTTGGTCAACTTGCGCCGCTTCTTGTCCTCAGGTGGCGGGCCGGCAAAATCATTGACATCATACGGCCATGCTCGCTCGAGCAGGTAACCAGTCTGCGCCGCAAACTTGAAGCCGTCCCGGCCGTAGGCCCCCGTGTCTTCGTCGGCAGGCGCCCCCTCGAGCATACGCTCACCGTAGTAGATGTCTAACCGCGACGGGCGCCGCGCGTGCTCAGGAGCTAGATCCAGTGAACGGTCAAACTGGAGCGCCGCGCCTACCGCGTTTGCAGTACACGACCCCAGAGAGCCCTGATCGTAGATCCCGGGCATATTCGAGCCTCGCCGTGGGTCAACCTCATCCTTGATGAACAAGCCCGAGGGGTTAGCCACCTTATCGCGCTTGTCTTCGGGGGATCGTTTCCACCCACCGTAATGATGCTTGAGCTTAGTCATTAGTATACGTCAATCACGCACTTGCAATTTACGTTCTGAGAATAATCCTGCACCTTGGGATCTCCCGGGAATCGACTACCATTTTCAAACACCTTGTCTACCGCAATCGACTTCTGGTTCAAAGCCTTGTGCCTCGAGTTCTCGCTTTCCGTGATCCAAGTCTTGACACGCATAGTGCCCTCAGGGCCCGGATTCTGCTTTGCTGCCTCGACAGCCGCGAAGTTAAGTAGATGATTTGCCTGTGTACGGCTAATATCGTTGGCCCGCTTTTCCTTCGCGATGGCGAATACGTCCTTGGGTACACTTCCCGACTGGATCTGATACGCCGTGACCTTGTTGATTGCCGTCGCCATTGCCTCCGCGCCGGCCTTGAGATAGTTCTCGACCTGGCCGGTGTCGAAGGAGCCCATCAACCTCGAGCCGACGATCTCGCCCTCACGCTTGACAGTCTTGAGAGACAGGTTGTAGAGATCGTCCGCAAGTTCTGTGTCCCAGCGAAGACTGTCGGCCTTACCGCCCTTCTGCAGCGACCGCTCCTGCCGCCCGAAGTATGCTTTCATCAGAGTTTCGTGTTCGGCGTGGTACTCAAACCGGCGCTTGAAGGCCGCATTAATCCGCAAAGACTTCGTTCGAATTCCGAGTTCGTCGGACTTAGCAACGTTAGGGTCACCCTCGCGATGCGTACCGTCCTGGGCCGGCGTATTCGGGTTGGGGATCGGCATGACGTTAGGAGCGGGGAGCCCGCCGAGATTGCCGGACGCGACAACGTTCGTCGGCACCACCAGCTCATCGCCGCCCTCTACCGGTGGATAACCAAACTGCGCGCGAACCTCGTTCACCGTCATGAACGGCCGGCCGGCGGCGGATGTTCCTCGAGCCATGCGCTCAATCGGGTCGCCCTCGAGCTTAGACTGCCAATCGAACCTAAATTCCTTAGTGTTTGGCTTAACGTCGTAGTCAGCCTCGAGCAACTGAACCTTGAAAGCCTCTGCCATCCGGTCACCGATAGGCGGTAGCACGTCCATATACATCTGCTTGCGGGCCTCAACGAGTGCAGAAGACTGTTCTCGGATACCCATAACATCGGGGTGCAGACCGAAGGCGTGACAAACCTCGACGTACGAAAGAGTAGTCATGCGGAGCACGTCTGCCTCGCGCGGGTTGACGCCGGCATCGTTCCAGTGCATGCCTTCGTCAAGTGTGACGACTCGCTGCGAGGCGCTACCGGCCATTCTGCGGCTTACGGCGCCCTCGAGAGCCTCACGGCCCACATCATCGAGGGTTGGAGCCTCTAGCGGGCGCTCAATAAACCCACCACGGAGCCGGCCGGAGCGGTTAAACTCGATACTGGCGGCTCGACGTGTAGCGGAGTCGGTCAAAATCTGCTTGAGAGCCTCCATCCTCGAGACTCCTACGCGCGGATCGAGCGCATTGTAAGAAGGAATGTGGATCATCTGATCGGCAGTATAATCGTCGTGGTTGCCGTCAGCATAAGTGATCCGATAGTTCTGTGCTACTAGCCTGTTGTTGCCCTTGACGCCTACAGCATACGGGGGAATGCGAAGTAGCGTTGTTTGCTCGAGCGGTAGAACGCGAATCTTGAGAATATAGGCGTTATCGAACACCAAAAGGTCATTTGCAATCGCCTCGAGGAGCATTCCCATGCCCTGATGTTCTCGAGGATTGCGAATCGACTGCATCGCCGGATGATTTGAGTCGGGTGTCGCGCTCGCCGGCCGGATGCTGAAAAGATCGAGCGGTACCTGCATGAAGTTCTGTGCGATGAAACTTGTGACCGAACGAATCTCAGGCTGCGTAATCCACATATTCGCATACGTCGCAGACTGCATAGAAAAGTAGTACCCGTCCACATATGAAGACCGCGGGAACGAGAAATAACCGCCACCGGAGAAGCCTGTGCCCAAAACACCCGCACTTCCCACGTTGCGGAAGGCCAAAAGTGCCGACGGCGTGGCCGAAAGCGCCTTTAACCTAGCGATTGAAGGGAAATTCATGCGGGTACGAGACCTTTTGTGCTACAATACATTGTGTGATTTCCTCCGATGGCCCCACATGCAGGGCAAGTTGTATTCCAGCGAGACTGCGGCTGGTCAGGAATCATGCCGCGGCGCATGAGCCCGTCGATAGCAATGATGGTTGACACAACACCGTCGATCCTCGAGGCAGACCGTTTCTTGTCCGGCTTGACGTTGCCGGCGGCGTCAACTGTGGCTTGAGTGTTGTTCACCATCCACCGCAAGACCGGGTTATTCCCGTGCCGTAGCTTCTGTTCGAGCACTAAACGTAGCAATTCCTTGGTCGGAGCGGACATGGAAGACATACCCTGACCGACATCGACCATCTCAACCCCGTCGTCTTGCAGATTCGTGACCAGCTCGGACGAGTTCCAGCGGTCATAACCCACGTCCTTGAGGTTGTACGTTACGGCAGCCTCGTTCACCTTCTGACGAATGGCCTCGTGCCGGATCGTCGCCCCGGGCGTAAGAGTCATGAATCCTTCGCGGGCCCAGAGATCGTACGGGACACGATCACGGCGCATTCTCTCGCGCAAACCCTCTTGCGGCGCCCAAAAATGCACATCTACGTCCACTTTTCCGTCTCTCATCGAGACTACAGTGAAGGCCGCAAGGTCGGTCGTGCTCGCAAGGTCGAGTCCGCCGAACGCCATACGCTTGGCTGGCTGCGCCGGCTCGTTATTCTTGTCCCACACATCGAGCGGGATGAACCGCGTTTCCTGTCCGACCCATTGCGAGAGGTACATCGTGCGAAACGTGTTTTGGAAGGCGGGGATCGCCTTCGCCTTCTCACACTCTTCACGCAGATATGAGATCGTGATAGCGGCCGGCGCCCCAGACGACGTAATTCCGCTGCCCTCGACGCCCTCGAGCATCGGATTCGCGAGCCGCCACGTCTCAGGGTCGGTCCAGTCAGCATCTTCGGGAGCTGCCCAGACGACACCCAGGAAGTTCGACTGTTGAACCTCGCCGTCACTGACCTGTCTCGTCAGCTCGTGCATCTCCCATGCGAGCGATTCGCGATCCCAACCTGCAGTCGTCAGAGCCCACGCCATCGGCTGCTTACGCTTACCCATACCCGTGACTAGGGCATCCCACAGATCGCGGTTAGGCTGCGTGTGAAGCTCGTCTACGACCAATCCGTGCGGGGAACCGCCCCACGCGCTTGCAACGTCGGAGGATGTCGCCTCGTAGAAGCCCTCCGACACCACTTCACCGATTGTAGCTTTGGCCCGGATCTCGCGCTGAATGATCTCGGCTCGAGACTTGAGATCGGGGCTCGAGCGAACCATCGCCTTGAGCCTGTTTAGGCAAATCTTCGTGGCCTGTCTGCGGTCACTGGCCGCACCGACTACCTCAGGATTTAGCTCGCCATCTGCGAAAAGTAATTTGCCGGCGATGCCCGCCCCAAGCTGCGATTTGCCGTTCCCTCGGCCTACCTCGATATAGACCACTCGATATAGTCGTACGCCATCGGCCCGGAACCAACCAAACGCCTCCCTGACTACCCAAGCCTGCTCCGGTGTGAGGTCGAATCGCTCTCCTGCAAGTGGCCCCTGAGAGTGTCGCAGGTACTTAAAGAAACCGACGGCCTTATCTGCTTGGCGCTCGTCGAAATACGCGCCGGACGGCTTAGGAGCGTGTGCGCTCGTGTATAGAGGATGGACGCCGTTAGTCGGGAAGGGATTTGGATTGTCGTTTCCGTTCGTTGTAGGCATTAAAGTAATTAATCTCTGCTTCCTTGAAATCCTTGCCTTGCATCAACCACCATGTGCCATCGGGGAGCGGCCGTAAGAGGCGTAAATGCGCCTGATATCCGCATTTACATTGCAGATATAGCGTCCCGCCGTACTCCGGGCGGATCTGTTGCACCTGGACGTTCTCGTGTGTGCAGGCCAAGACCTTCTTGCGGTTTTCAATTGACCTGTCGAAGAACCAGAGGCCCAAGAGCAATATACATGCGATGATGATTGCAGCAATCAATGACACCTTAAAGCGTCGAGGGAAGAAATTGTCTGGTTCTGCCCGTTTAGACTATTTTTGATTACACTATCAGGAATATTACCAAGATCCCCGTACTTTTTGACCCGCTGTTCCTTAGTCATGCTGAGGAACTTCACGTTTTGATCGCGACGATTAACCAAGTCCTGGCGGAAAATACAGAGGGCGCTCAGGGCGGTAGAGTTTCTGGTTGCAATATGCTGAATCTGATAAATCTGAAACAGCGTTGAGGCCCACGAAGCAATCAGTAGAAAAATGACAACGTACAAAACCGTGATGCGTCTCAGACCAAGGAACCTGCCGATATCAACAGTCATTCGCGGCTGCATCAGAAACCGCCTCCATGTATTGCCAGTAGAATAGACAGGAGCAGCATTGCGGCTGCAGTTAGAACAGACACAACGGCCAACACCCGGTCGCGCCCTGTCCACTCACGATCTTTTTCGGAATCAGCTTCGGCCCGGGCGAGCGCCCGAACCTCTCGAGAAAGAGCCGGCGTAAGTTCGCCACGATCTCGGGCCCGCCGTAGGTTCTCGAGTTCGCGTACTCTTGCGGCGATGTCCAACACATCACTGTGGTTCGCCTTCTTAAACATCTCGGCCTCGATGAAGATACGCAGCCGTAACTCCATCTCAGCGAGATCAGCCCGTAGAGCATCCCGGGTCAGGGGTTGTCGAAAGTATCCGCCGCCTTCTTCGTTGCTCATCAGTGCCCATTGATGATTGGGTGCTGCATCAGTGGTCCGCTACCTCAACGAGATAGTGATACCAGTCTTCTGTGGCAGACAAAACCTCGTCGGGCACTTCGTCAGCGTACTTGTAGATCATACTCACGAGATCAGTCGAGAGCTGGATCAGACGAATCGCCCTTAGAGCGATGTCCCGTTCAGACTCCTTGTGAACCGCGAGA